TATATTGAACGCCATTAATACCACCTAACCTAGAGATGCTCGAAAAATCTGGCATCGTTTTTGAAAGATTAAATAAACATTAAGGCTCACGTTACCACTGCTGTTATCTCCTCAGAGGCAACAATATTTACATAAGCTCTCTTAATATTAGCCTATCTAGGTGTTAATACGTCTGATCTACCTATCTTTTCTTCAACGTCTCTGGTATACGCAGTGTCATTTAAGTACCTAGGATCATTCATAGCTGCTTCTACTTCTTGTACTGATCTATAAATATCAGTAGTAGCTGCAGTTGTTTTACCTCCTATAAGGTTAGGCTCTTTACCTGCGTTTTCTGTATAAGCAAAGTACATAGATTGAAGAGCGTTACGTGCTCTGAAGTAATCACCGCTATTAACCTCACGGTTATAAGCGTTTAACTCCTCTTGATCTAAACTTTTCTCTGCCCAGTCTTGAACATTGGTGAAGTTGTTCTGTCCACCAATACTTTCAATAATGGTTTGTTCCTGCTCTTCACCTAGAGATGCTACTTCTACCTTCTCTTCCTGAGCTTCAGGCGTTGCCTCCTCATCTTGGGTGTCAGTATCGTTACCGCGTTGCCCAAGTTTCGTTTCAAGCTCTTTGTAAGCCTGGAGAAGGTCATCGGCCGTTTTGAATTTACCACCGATAAGTTCCTCCTGTGGCTCTTGCCCTGCTTGATCCTGTTCCTTACCTTCGAGGATTTGTAAATCCTGTTCATTATAAGGTCCAGTTTCCTGCCCAGTGGTTTCATCTTGTACAGTGAGTTCCATTTAGATTAGCCGACGCGGATTGTAAGATCAGGATATATCCAAGCACGTTTTTGTGCTTTAAGAGCGTTTACATAAAGTTCATAAGTTTGAGGCTTCTCAGTTTTAAGCCTTTCAATAAGAATGTCTACCTCAGTCTTAGGCTCCTCTTTTTTTACAGGAGGTTCTTTAATTTCAGGTTCTAGTGGTTCAGTCACCACCACCTTCGGCTTGCTGTTGAGCGATTTCTTGCTCTGTCCTGATTGAGTCATTTTCTGCTTTTAGTAGGGCGGCTTGCTTTGCAGGATCGTTATTCGGATCTTGCGCGGCTTGCTGCTGTTGCATCATCATAGCTGACTGTTGCTGTTCCATCTGCAATTCTTCTTCTGATTTAATCAGCTTGTAAGTTTCTAAGCCGTCGGAAGCTGCCAACCTTGTTATCAATTCTCTGCTGTTGACAAACTGAGCCATAGCCTCTGGCCCTATAGTTTGCGCTAATGTTTGAATAAATTGTATTAATTTAACCTTATCATTACCCCTTCCTAACGCATCTAAACCTGTAGTAATTCGTGGTTTAACTACATCTTTAGGAAGTCTAGGAAGTCTGCCCTGTCTTTCCATTAGAGCCATCTTTCTATTTACTAATGGAAGCTGTAGCTCTACAGAAAGTATAGAATATACCCCACCTAACCCGCTTTCGAGCTCAGTGGCGACCATTCTGATTTCTTCCGCGGTGACGCGATCCCGTCCTGCATTACCAGCCTGAATAGCACTGTTTAATAAGAAGGAGAAACTTAATCTTTGCTCAATTCTCGCAATAGTATTTAAGGCAACTGTTAGGTCTGCCTGTTTCTGCATTTGTAGTGGTGCTACATCGTTAGGAGAGCCAGCCACAATAGAACCATTAGCAGCTCTAGCCAACGCATCGGGTCGTGTAGTTCCATTTGGATTACATAAGAAAATTATCTTAGCTGCCGCTGCGCTTCCTTCAACGATAGCTTTACTTAAATACTCAAGAGATTTCAAATCCCCTAGTAGCTCTTCTACAAATGAACGTCCGTAGGCTTCATTTGAAACACGGAACATCCTCAAAGGAATCCAAGGACATTTATTTATAGGAGTAGAACCTGTATCACCTATCCTTTCTCCATAAGCTTCTTGATACCAAGAACATTTATCCTTTTTATAATTCCACTGAATATGGGTATATATGAAAACAGTTTTATCTTGAAGATTACCTTCAGCATTTTTAGGTGCTATTCCTTTTGGTAAAACTTCAGGACTAACTTCTTCTCTAACTATTACTTCAAGTACATTACCTTCTGGATCTCTATTAACAACGAAAGATTTAAGTGGGTAAACTCTTGTACCGTTTTCAGCTACATAAAGTAAAGCGTTACCACCAATAATAAGATGTTTAAGAGCTTCAAATAAAGAAGTCCTATCTCCAGACTCCTCTATATCACGCATTACAGCTCTTTCCATTAAGGAAAGTTGCTGATCAAATTGAGATTGTAATTCTTTATAATCTTCTAACTCCTGTTGGAGTTTCATATCATCTACTGAAAGACGAAAAAACGCCTGGTTTGGAGGGAGTAATGCTATTAATAACTTACTCGCTAAATTATTTACACCACGACTACCTAATCCTTGGTAGGTGGTATCAATCTTATTGTAAACATTTCTTCCCGTACTTCTATCGTTATCTGTGATAAGAGTAGGTAAAGTATATTTACTGCACTCGATTGCGCGGTCTAGATATATAGTTTTCTCAGGCTCAAGAAATAGATACCGAGATTGAGCAGTAGTTGCCATAGTTAATTTTCTTAGGTAATACCGCCAAGTCCACTAGATGTACCAGCAGTTCCTCCAGTTCCTCCACCTAATCCAGAAGCAATTTCTAAACCAGTTCTTAAGGCCGAAGGTGTTCCAACCTTTTTACGGGTCCTACGCTCTACTTTAACTGCCTTCTGTCCTAATTGAAGCTGGGTAGCAAGTTTTTGTTGGTGTATAGCTAAAGCTGATGAAGCTTGTTGTGCTTTTATTTGTGCTTGCGCTGTTGCTTGTGCTTGTTCTGCTTGTTGCTTGAAAGCTGCTGTTTGTTGTTGATTAGCTTGCAACTGTTTCTGGAATTGTAAAGCACTTTGCCTAGCTTGAGCTTGCATCTGTGCTACTTGTGCTTGAGCAGCACTTTTAGTTTCGTCAGCTTGTCTACTATAAGCCGCTGCCATTTTCTTAGCACTTTGGGCAGACTTATATCCTGAATAGATGGTAGCTCCAGCCGAAGCACCAATTGCTAAAGCTAACCAAGGAAAAGCCATATTAATTCCTCAATTTGTGTACTTAGTTTCTTCTTGTAGTCTATACTGATCTTTCAAATGACGTACAACTGCCACCTGACCAGCGTTAAACCATATCTGTTTCTCTTCCATAGTAATATCAGGAGCCTTATCTGGGTAGAGTTCGTCTAGGTATTTAATTATACTTCCTTCTATATAAGGGGTCATACTGTTAAACCACTAGGAGAAGATTCTGCCTCACCAGCAGGATCGACATAACCACCTAAACCAGCTCCAGCTCCTTTCACCTTTGTATAGGAGATACCTGGTTGATTAACTCTAGCCTGTTCAGCTTCAGCGGCTGCAGCTTGTTCCTGTAATGCTATTTGCTGTTCTGCGGCGGCTTCTGATCGAGCTATCTGAAGTGAACTTTGTCGTTGACCGTGTTGAACAGCAGCTTCACTTTGTTGAATTGCTAACTGTGTCTCCTTTTTAGTCTGAGCTAATACCGCCTCAGTTTCTGTTTGTTGTCTCGCTTGGTCTGCTTTAGCAGCATCCATTAATTCCTGTTGTTGAGCTAACTGAGTACGAGCTGTAGCCTGTGCTGCTTGTAAGTTTCTTTGAGCAGCCTGCGCTTCTCTTACTGACTGTTCATAAGCTCGTTTAGCTTTCCTTTCTGCACGACCAGAAGCGCCTAAAGTAGCTACGTTTTGAATACCTCTCCAAATTCTCCCAAAAGAAATTTGAAATACAAGACCAGCTTTAGCTATATCAAACTCTTCTTCTTTGTTCTCAGGAAGATCTGTAACGTAAGCGTAAGCGTAAGCTGGTTTTAAATCTGGTGGAAAATTAAGCATAACTAGGTAAATCAGAGTTACTTGTTTCAAAGAACGCAGGAACCCTGGCTCTCTTTGTATCAGCTAGACCTTCAGCCTTACCACGGTACATAAGATTATCACTTTGCTCTAACCAAAACTTTTTGTTTAGATAGCGATCCTCAGAATCACCTAAAGGTTGAAGTACCCAGTTAATAGTAGCTTTCCTTAGTTTATCTAAAGATGGGCTAGCTGTTAAGCCCAGCTCCTTACATACAAGACTATGACCACTGACGTGAATAGTTTCATCACGGCTGATATCTGCACTAGTCACTCTAAGTCCAGTGTCTCCATTGAACCTAAAAAATGGAAGTAAGACAAAGAAAATAGCCTTCTCAATAGTTAGAGCCTTTAAAACTGTATGATCAGGGTGAGCATCCCAAGCCGCTTGAAGTTTATGAGCCTCC